GCCAGACTTCACGATGGTCGACGATTAGTGTAACAAGATTGTCGGGCGAACCTTCGGCGCTGGCAAAGTATAGCGGGTCAATCGTCGTGCCAGTCGAGTCCATGACCCAGAAGATTTGACTGTTTGGCTGGTTGAACACGAACCAACCATCAAGGAATCCGCAACCAACAGCGCCGGCAAAAGGTGACGTGAGCTGAGTCAAAAAAGGCGAAAAGGTCAGCGTCACGCCAGAATTGGTCGCGGTTGCCGCCGCCGATAACTCAAAAGTCGTGCTATTAGTGACGCTTGCAACTGTCGCGCCTACCGGAATACCCGTTCCAGACACAGGCTGGCCAACATACACATATGTTGTATCGCCGCCGGATACAGTCGTGCTAGTGTTCGTAGTATTAAACGCGAGTTCTTTATAGGTGCTATTGTATATGTAACCGTTTGTGCCGGCAGCTATGAACATCTGCCGACCATTATCCGTCATTGTAACTTGATCGGTTCCAGAAATTGTTCCGATAGCCGTATAAACCCAATCCGAATCTAATCTATACAACGTAGTGGCCGATACAGCATAGCCGTATGTAGTCGTCGCAGATTCGCCAGAAGCCGGATCAATAGTATCACTTGTAAATGTCCATAGCCCGCGAACCGGGCCAGCTCCTAGCGTCTGAAGATACCGAAGCCCTGGCGCGCGCTGTAGCCATGCCGCCTCTTTGCCGCCCTCTGGAATAACCTCTGGAAAGAGATTGACCATACGGGCGTCGGCCGCGTTGGGGCTGCGCGTTACATAAGACGAGCCAAGGATCGGGGTTTTCAATGTTTACTCCCTAACTACTAAATGCTATAATCGGCCCATGACCGAACTTACAGCAAAAGAGTTGAGAGATATATTGGCTTATGACGCCAATACGGGCATTTTTACTTGGACGATTCGTCCGAGTAGAGCAGTTAAAATTGGCGATATAGCTGGGTGCCCAGACGAAAAAGGATACCTTACGATAGGTATCAAACGCCGCGTTTATAAAGCGCATCGGTTGGCATGGCTGTATATGACCGATAAATGGCCTATCGGACTTATTGATCACATTAACGGAATTAAAAGCGACAACAAATTTGATAATTTGCGCGTTGTCGACGAATCCGGCAATTCGCAAAATGTTCGTGAGCCAAATAAACGAAATAAATCTGGCTTTATGGGCGTCATATTTTTTCAAAATAAATGGCGCGCCAACATAACGCATCAGGGCAAGACGCATTGGTTGGGCGACTTCAAAACACCCGAAGAAGCCCATCAAACATATCTTGCTGCCAAACGTAAACTTCACGCTGCTTGCACCTTGTAAGTAGCTGAAAACACTAAAAATTCCCTGCGTATATGTTGTACCTTTGTCTAGTCCCGACAATGCTGTAAGGCAGAGCCATGATGTCGTCAGGATTGTTAATGCGCTTCAAGTCGCGCTTGCTATACATGGCGATACGTTGCACCTGTGCGGACGGCTCAACGCCAAACTCCGGCGCAAGTTCGCAAGCCAGATTATAGCGGAACGCGCGAAGATAGCCGGGCGGGAACGTCAGCGGCGTCGCCAGATTAGGGGCTTGCGTCAGTTTTTCCACTGAAATGAAATGCCATTCCAGAAGCCGCAATGGCACCGGATAAATGACCATTTCAATATCTGGGTAGGTCATATTCGTAAATATGACTTGGGGGTAGGTCGAAGTAACGGTCTTGACGGCAATACCGTCGTATTGTTGTTGGTTGATAAACTTTATGCCGTAAGACACATTGGTCTGCGGATCACGGAAATAAGTCGCGTCGTCTAAAAGAACAGGGCGGTCGCCTACAAAATCACCCGTCGGGCCAAGCGAACGACTACGTTCGCCGGCGGGCCAAAGAAATGTCTGATCCTGCGTTGAAAAGACTGACAGGCGTTCCGTGTTCCACGAGTCGATCATCTGGTTCAACGCCGTCAGCGCGTCGTTCGCTGTCTCTGACGAGGGCGTTTCGCCTTCCGCGAGAACGCCCAGAAGTCTCAGGGCTCCGCAGATCTGATCGTAAGCCGTCGTCGTCATTCGGGTCGAACCTTTCCCAGCCGTTCTCTATGTCGGCTTCGGCCTCTAAGTCCATTGTAGCGACTTTAACGCCATGAACCTCATGGCGCAAATAAATAACAGCCATTTTTCACCTATGGTAAGGGCCAGGCGGGCCGTAGCCCGCCCGTAGGATTGAATTACGCAACCACCGCATACTGCCACTTGGAGCCGTCCGAAACGAACAGCTTGCCAGTGCCGGTAGCATTGGTCGTCGTGGCGATAGAGCCTTTAGGGGCGCTCGTCGTAGTGGAGTTGGCGGTAATCGCGCCGGTCAGGAAATACAGACCAGCCGTCGCGTTAGCGACAACCGCGTCTGTAGTCGCCGTCGACGTGAACGTGCCAGAAACAGTCGCCGTCGTCAGGGCCGCACCAGAGATGGTGCCGCCGCTGATGGCCGCGCCCGTAATGGTCGTGCCGGCAACGAGTTCCGGGTCAGAGTAGGCAACGCCAACCGATTTGCTATTAGCCATCGTTGTCGCTCCTATTAGCTAACCGCAGCGTACTGCCACTTAGAACCGTCCGAGTAGAAGATCTTGCCGACGCCCGTAGCGTTCGTCGTCAGACCAATCGAACCTTTGACCGCAGCGGTCGTGGTCGAGTTGGCCGTGATCGCCGTGTCGACAAAGTAGATACCCGCGCCGTTCGGGAACAGGATGGTCGTGCCGCCAACGAGCTTGGCGGCAGCCGTGTTACCGTCCGTGAACAGGTAGCTGGCCGAACCGTTCGGAATCGCGCCGGTCGGGCCGTACGAGTCGAGCGGGTAAGAGGCATTCGAGGTAGAAGTCGTCATAAGAATTTCTCCTTAGTTGAAGAAGATGGGGCCGGAGCCCCATCCAATTAACCCCACAGACGGACAGCCATCTGCGGACGGATGACCGAGTAGCCATACAGCACGTCGATACGGCACGGCAGGCGGTCGTTATTGATGTCGTACTGGCGCACGACGCGCAGGCTGATACCATTGTGAACCTGACGCGAAGCCATGTCGACGCCCTGCGGCATAAGCAGGTCGGCGGTGGCGAACGTGATGGCGTCACGATGATAGATCAAGTTCTGCGGATACTGCGTCGAAGCAGCGCCGAGGAACGTGACACCCGCCGAAGCGACCGGCAGAGCGTCGACCGTGGCGAGAGCCTGCGAAGCCGAATACATCGCCGGGACAGTGACCGTAGCGGTGGTCGACGCGGTAACGTCAGCCAGAGCAACGAACTGATACAGCGAGCCGGTCGACTCACGGGTCTGCGGATTGACGGCGTAAACGCCAGCAATCGTGAACACGTCGCCAGCCTTGATCGTCGTGGAGCCAAGACCCGTCAGCACGATGCTGGTCGAACCTTCGGTCGTGACCGAGGTGCTGACCGTCACGGTGCCAGCGCGCGAGCCGGTCGTGAACTGCTTGATCGACTGCGACATATTCAGCTCGTCATAGCCGAGAATGCCTTCACCGAACATGCCGTTCTTGAACTGCTTGCTGATGGCCGAAACCGGGTTGAACAGGCCCTTCATGCCTTCGATCAGCGCGGCGTTCGCAGCCGGGTTGACCGTCGCATAACGCGGGGCCATGACAGCGGCGTTCTCGTTGAGCTTCTGCTGCGCCTGCAACAGAACCAGCGAGGTCGCCGGGGTCGTGCCGGGCGTGCCGACCGAGTTGCCGATGTATTTGAACGAGTTCGCAACGTCGGCGTCGATGGAGGACGCGAGCTGCGAAATACGCGGCTTCAGCACACGTTCCGCAAAGTCGTCCAACTGCATCGTCAGTTCGGCGGTCGTGAAGTTCACGCCGATGTGCTTCTGCGACGAAACGGTCAGGGTCGTGTACTGTTCGTTGTCGTCCTGCACCTGAAGCGCAGCGCCGTCCGTGACCAAAGCGCGGTCGGGCAGGCGGATACGCAGGGTCGAGCCGATCTTAGCGCCTTCGACGGCAAAGCTGTCGTCATACTGGCGGTTAACGGTGCGCGTCAGGACAAGATTATTCTCAAGGATCTCAAGAGCCTTGCGAGTAATCATGTCAATCGTAAGAATTGAATTAGACATACCTTATCTCCGATTCTGCGCTTCCCATTTCTTGATCTGACGCTGCCGTTCCGCTTCAATCCAATCCGATGTTGACATAGACTTTAATGATCTAGGATCAGTCGTGTCATAACGCGGGCCTGAGTTTGACCGGGTAGCCGTGACAGGAGCAAGAGGGGCGGGCGCGGTTGAGGTTTTCTTAACCGGCGGATTCGAAGTCAAATTGACCTCGATTTTTCCGATCTCTTTTGCCTGCAAGACTGGCGACAGACGGGAGATCCGGCTGGCTTCTTTTGGATTGGAACCGAGGTAATAGATTACTTCGGGGCCAATATCGGAAGCCTGAATAGCCTGGGCCATAACGTCCGTGACAGGGAGGTTGGGGTTATACGCGACTTGTTCAAAGTCCTCGTATCGGTCCCTAGCCTCTTCTTCACGGTCCTTATAGGACTCCAAAAGAGCCGCTTGCTGGGCTGCGGCCTCGCGCTGAGCTAGAAGTTCCCGAGCCTTCTGCTCCGCTAACGCTTCCGCGTATTGCTGAGCTGACTCGAAATCATCCGGCGCAGGTGGAGGTGCGGCGGGCTGTCTAGCCTGCTGCTCCGCAAGCCGTTGGGCCTGCTCTCTTTCCCATTTGCGCTGTTCTCTTGCAAGGCGCTTGCTTACAATCGCGTCCAGCTCTTCTTGAGAGAACGATTTTGTAGGCTGCTGTTCCTCCGGCGTCGTCTCAACAGATTCCGGTGCTGCCGTGGCTTCCGGTTCCGGCGCGGGGCTGATCTCCGCTACAGCCTGTTCTTCGTCGCTCACGCGGCTCTCCTTACCCTAG